GTTTCTCTATCAATAGGAGTTGTGGAACGAAGTTTTCTTCCAACTTCTACCATTGTTCCATTCTTCCCAAATAGTTCGTCTGGTTTGTCTGTATGGTCTATTTCTCGACCATACCAATTAACGGGTCTAGCAGCCCAATTGCCATTAACATTGGTAGGATACCCTGTAAATAAACCATAAGATCCTGTTACCATTATACCTAAATCCTCTCCTACTCCTGTAGGAATAGAATTACTAACTTCCCAGTTATAAGAAATTTCTGGAGAGTATAATAGTATATAGTCATCATTAATATAATCAGGATCACTAGTCTGATAAAAAGTGCTTCCTGTATTTTGTATTCCAAGTTTCATTTGATTACTTGAAAAAGTGGTCCATTGACCATTCATTACAGATCCTGTAGTCGATAGGCCAGATGTTCCACCATGAAAGTCCCTAAAATGACTATGGAAATAAGGATGAGATATTGGCTCATCATTAGGAGCTTGAAAATCCCATTCTATTTGGTTTTTGGTTACTTCTCCAACAGAAGTGTTTTTAACAGTTCTTCCTATCCCTGAACATATCCTCCTTTTGTCTTCTATATCTCTAGGTACTCTTACTATTTGCCAAGCTGAAATTTGTGTTAGTATACTAGGACATGAGGAAAAATCTAAAGTAAAATCTAATCCTACATCAAATCCCGCAGTTTCATGGTTATTACCTAGAGTAACAGGTGTAGTATCTATTGCAACAGGAAAATAGTATTGTCCTTCTCTTAAAACATCATCTTTATCTGATATATCTGGAAATTTAATATCTCCTAGATATTCTACATAAGAGGCTTCTCCTTTTTTATTATAAAAAACTATTCCAAAACGATAGGTATCTCCTCTTTTATAACCTCTTGATAGTCCTGTAATATATGTAGAGCCATCATTATCATAAGATTTGTTATAATAAGTATAACCATCATTATAAGAAGAGTCTGTAGTATTTGGACCTAACCAGTTGTTTTTATAACTTGGTTCTTGGCCAGTATCTAATAGTCTCTTTTTTAAAGTAAATTGATAAGAGATATTTATAGCTCCTGTACCAATAGGAGCTGTTGTTGCTAAAGATTGTCCTCCTAAAGTAGTTCCATTAAGTTTATATTTATATTGTTCTGTAGTATGCCAGACTCCCATCCATTGTCTGTCTGCATTATATTTTACATTAAATTTTGTAGCATCATCTGCTGTAGGACCTTGCGGAGAACCACCTGAATCGTATCTATAAGTCTGTGCATTAAATTCTTCGTTAGCAGCTAATAAGTCTTGTATAGAAAAGAAACTCTGTTTTATATTAGCTATAACTAAAGAATTATCTTTAGGAACCATTGTTTTTGCTGTTTTAAAAGGATAGATTTTTACAGCGTATTCTATAGGTAATATGGTAGTAATGCTCTCTTCATTTCCAGAATATACAATATCTATAAACGTACCATTTGGATCTATGACATTTGTTTCTATTGTAAAAATTTCAGGAGTTCCGTCATAGTCTTCATAAAAAACTCCTATTAATTCTATGTATTCAAAAATATTGACATAATTAGTAGTGTCTATTCTTAAGGTAATAGTTTTTCCTGTAATAGTTCCTTTTCTACTGCCCATCATTTTTCCTGAAGGATTTGCATTTTCTGAAGCCCCTATAACATGCATTATATTACCAGGAGGAGAAATTAAAGTAGTTTTACCATCATCTGTTCTTAATCTATATGCAAATTGATACATTCCTGCCCTGAGGTTACCTCCTCCAGCACTTACATTTAAAAGTATAAGTTGAGTATATGTGACATCAGGGAATATATCTACTACGCTTATATCAGTAGTTATAGGAGAACTAGTAGTACCGAAATCTGCTATATTTAATGATCTTATAAAGTTGTTATAATCTGTCCAGTATATTCTTTGAGTGCATTCTGATTCAAATCTTCCAACTGCTTCTATAGGCCAATCTTTTTTAAAAAGTAATTCTTCAGGACTTCCGTTACTATTATATATTAAACGAGGCGTAAGAGCATTAATATTTCTGGTTTGTAAATCATATTCTACATAATAAATCCATCCATTGTTTCCAGAATTATCTGTAGTGAAAATAATTATTTTTTCTCTGATAGTAGCTACTCCTATAATTTCCTTTAATCCCAGTTGTGTTCCTGAATCATTTTGAGGAACTATAAAGGCTTGTTCATTTCCTACCATATTAGTGATAGCTCCTTGGGACTCTCCTTCTGAAGTAGTTATTCTGACATCTTTAGCATCTATATATAATTCAGATTTTATAGAGTCAAATGCTGTGTCTTGCATCAGCCCTGTGTATGTGTTGATAGATTTTTCCATTTATGGTAATGTAGTAAATGAAGTTTCTGTTCCATAGGACGTGCCTGAAGTATGCGTAGCAAACGATCTTACATAATAGGTCGTTGCGGCAGTTAAGCCCGTTAGATTGCTTGTAAATGCTGCTGGAGCGGCTATAGAGCCTAAAGAGTCAATAGAGTCTGACGTAGTTGGGTTTGGTAAAGTTGACCAACAATGTCCATGTTGAGTAATAGGAGTAGAACCATAAAAAGTCAATTGACTGATTACGGATGCTGTTGTAGTAGCTATAGCTGTTGCTGCTCCTGTAATAAGTATGGGTAAATAATCAGTAGTTGTAGAAGCACACACATTGCTTGTACTTTGTAATTTTAAACTATTTTCTTCTGAAGTAAGGAAATTACTAGCTACTTTAGGTCTGAAATATCTTTGTTCAGGTAGTTGCATATTAGCAAAGAATGAAGCATGACTTTGAATACTAGGAATAGTTCTAACATGCTGATTCTTAAAGGATTCTGCATCATCTACACCATTAAATTGTTTAGCAAAATTAACAGCTTGGGCAAAATACCAGTCTCTATCTCTTTCGATAATTTGAAATTTGTCTGCGGGAATCTCATTACGTAGCCATAGTTTTCTGGCAATTTTGTGAGCTATGAACCAAGATCCTGCTTCTAACCATTGTTGTTCTGCAGGGATAGTAGGATATCCACAATCATCTGTTGGTATAGCTTCATAAGACAGTGCGACCATTCCTTTACTAAAAGAAGGAAAGATATATCCCTGTCCTACTGTATAAGTATTTTCTGATTGAGTAGTATAGTCTCTATCATCAAGATGATATCTAACATGAAAGTTATCTGTAGACCATCTCATAGGAACTATTGTTCCTTTACCACATTTAGCTTCTTCTGTTGAGGTAACTCCTTGTAATTCAGCAGCTTGTTTTATTTTATGTAAGTCTAAAGGAAGATCAGATCTCCCATCACATATATCTAAATAAGCTACCTTATCAGTCATGACAAGCCCTACATTCGTATGAGCCATAAATTCAGCAAGCCATTCTAAAACTTCTTCATCATTGATATCGTATTTGAATCCAAAGTCTCTAAATACCTTATCTACTACATTTTTATAAGATACTGTGTTTCCTGCGTACATGTCTTATTCTTTTAAGGCTTCTGCCAGTTTTTGTATTAGCGATTTTTCTTGTAACGGATTTTCTGTATGGATAGTTTTTTTACTTTCGAATTTCCATCCGTCTTCTTCTTTAATACTCTTATCTACACACTTTATATAGCCGTTTTCTACTTTTTCTACTTTAGTCATTATAGAGGTTCCGTCTTCTAGTTCTACCTTCTTGGTCCAGACTACGCTTCCTCCTTCTGATACTTCTTCTATAAAATCATCCATAATAATATATTTTTCTATTTGGGTCTTTTACTACTGTATTAATTAATCTAGAATATTGTCTAGATGGTGTAAACTCATAAAATCTGTGGTATTTTACTGAAGAAGTGAGTCTATCCCAATAATGTTGATAAAACTCTTGATTTGTATGATCGTTCATAAAGTAAACTACTTTCTTTCCTTTAAGTTCTGTTATCTCATCTCTTGTTTTTCCTTCATATGTTTTTTCCCACATTTTCCATGTTGTAGGCCAATCAACTTTTAACGACTTAGATTTTTTTCCATTTTTTTTAAAAAAGTGCAACTTATTAGCTTTTACTCTTAGATATCCTAAAGGTCCTAGTTTTAACTGCATATTTTCTTTAACTATAGTCCTACTAAAGGTTGATAAAAGCTCTTTTAGAAAAGCATCATATTCTTTACGTTCTAATTTGGCATTTTTTGCATTCTTTTTATAATGCTTAAAAAAATCATACTTATGGATATCTCCTGTAGTTTTTCCTTTGCCTCTTTTTAAATATATGTTACTTTTTTTGTTTTGCACTTTGTTGTTGTTGTGGTAATTCTGTTTTGTTATCTTTAGCATCATTACTTTCGTCTAAAGGTATCATCTGTTTTTGCATTAATTGTTGTACTATTTGTGGTTTAATATATGTCCACATCCATTGATTAAGAGGATAGATATCATAAGGACTCCAACAAGGTTTTCCTGAACAGTTTATAAAGTCTCCTAAAGCACTTGGATCTTCAAACAGTCCTCTTATAGTTATATATTTTAATATTTTAAAACCAGGATTGTTACTAATGACATAAATGTATTTGTCATATAAAAAAGAATAGACAGCATTTTTAGTTGTCCTACCATGACCTGCGTATGGAACCCTATTATAATCTATCATTGTGAATCTTTTCTTAGTAATATCTACAGGTCCTACTGATGTGATACCTTTTCTATAATAGAGTTCTACAGTATTAGGTATTTGTTTTTTAGTGCGTACTACTTTACAAGATAAAGGAATAGATAGATTACAACATGTGTCTGGGTCTACTAATTCTAATTCTACACATGCTAATTCTTGTTGTACATTAGGATCTATAGATCTGTTTTTATTGTACTCATTTCTTAGCCATAAGGACCTCTGTTCGTTAATAATATCCGTATAGTATAAATCACTAAATACAGAATCTGAAGAGTTTATATTTAAAGCTTCATCTAATTGGCTATGTAGGTCTATAAGTGGGAGCATATTACAAATATAATTAATCTAATGATAGTTTCTTCTTAAAAGGATTAACTATCTTATACATAAAACTTAAGTTGTGGGTTCTGTTAATAATGTCATAATTGTAGGAATATAGTAAATCTTTTCTACTTAACAGAGATATTTTAGGACCAAAATTAAATTGAGCCTTACTTCCTCCTATTTCTAATCCTGCAAACATTTTAAATCTATTTTTCTGTATTGTAATCCTTTCTGATATCTTAATAGTGTCTGTTCTATAGATATACTGGGGGAACTTTGGTGTGTAGTTTAAAAACTGACGTTGTACTAAACAAGAGTCTTTATTTAATTCTGTGGTAATAGTACCTGAAATTAAAGAATCTTCTACATTAGTTACATAGGTTCTGGTTGTATCTCTGGTAATAGAGTCTACTCTATCTATGTACTTATATTTATAAACAGGCACCTCAACAATGTAAGGCACCTGTTTTTCAAAGAATACAGTATCAGATTTACCTGGAATATAGACACTATCTCTCTCTATCTTTATTATTGTCTCCGTTTCTACGGGTTCTACGGTTCTATCG